CGACGGTAAACGTATTGAGCCGCGTAATTATCAGATCCAGTCTGCATATAGTGCAATCAAAAACTATAGACAGCTAATACTGTCACCGACTGGAACAGGCAAGTCTCTTATCATGTACATGATCATGAGATGGGTACTTCACTGTATGGACGGTGAAAGGTTTGTCATTATCGTTCCTACGACTACGTTGACCCACCAATTGATCAGTGACTTTGAGGATTATGCCGCTCTTGACGAAGAGTTCGCGGTCGGGGATATGTGTTACCCTATCTTTGCTGGGCAGGATAAGAAGGCACCACAGCAAGTTATTGTATCAACATGGCAGTCGTTGGCTAAGTTTGATCGTACATGGTTGATGGAAGTAGGCGGTGTTATTGGTGACGAAGCACATACGTGTTCGGCCAAGATATGCCAGGGCATCCTCGACAAGATGACTAATGCTCAGTATCGTATTGGGACGACCGGAACCCTCGATGGTTCAAAGGTGCATGAGATGGTTCTTGAAGGTATCTTCGGCCCTACAATTGTGGCTACCACGACGAAGGAACAGATCGACGAAGGTAACCTGGCACAGCTTCAGATCAATGTGATGAAGCTACAATATCCTGAAGAAGAACGCAGATTTGCTAAGTTCAAATACGCAGATGAGATACAGTATATTGCTAAACATGAAAAGCGCAATCGGTTTGTAGCTAAGCTTGCGCTGAATACAGAAGGCAATACCTTGGTGATGTTTCGATTTAAAGAGCATGGACAGCTTCTGTATGATATGATCAAAGAGAAGTCAGGTGATAGACGTAAGGTCTTCCTTGTGCACGGTGAGATTGATGGTGCATATCGTAACGAAATCCGTGGCGTGGTTGAGAAAGAACAAGACGCGATCATTGTTGCGTCCATAGGTACATTCTCGACAGGTATAAATATAAAGAATTTGCATAACCTGGTATTTGCCACACCTCATAAAGGCAGAATTAAAGTATTACAGTCCCTCGGCCGGGCGTTACGTAAATCAACAGATGGACGAGAAACGATCATGTATGACATATGTGATGACCTCTCATGGAAAAAGCGTAAGAACTTTGCGCTTGTTCATTCGATCGAAAGAATCAAACAGTTTAGTGCTGAAAAGCTAAGTTATAAAATATACGATATAAAATTATAGGAACGTGAATATGAGTGAAGATACTGAAAAAAAAGAATGGCCTGAAGTATATGATGAGCGGATGATTAAGATCCTTACTCTATCGTCCGGTGAAAAGATTATTACGTACGTAAGAGAACTCGGTGAGTACGGACAATATATTTGTGAGAGACCATTTACGGTTTGTGCGGATCTTAAAGAGGGTGAGTACTTCCTAACCCAGTTCTGTCCATACGCAGATACTTCAGTACCATTTGTATTCCAGACAGCAGGAGTTATTGGAGTTGCCAATACGACAGCAGACTCTCGAGCTCATTACTTCCGGTGTATTAGAGAAGAAGTTGTGGCTGAAGCTGCACAAAACGGAACTATTGATGAGAATGCAGACTTTGGTGTTATGATGGAACAGTTACAGGAACAGTTATCGACTGCACTTGGTCCTAAAAATGACGTCGGGTTTTTTGAATCTTCCTCTGACACTGATGGTGATAACGTTGTAGATCTCTCTAATTGGTCACCTGATACTAAACCTAACTAATACTATAAATACTAATTCAGGTGCCTTGATGCTATATCAAGTGCACCTGCAATGGTAACTCTATTCTATTACCCCAACTCTATATACTATACCCCTGACCGTATCAGAGATAAGTAACTGAATAACCAGAATAACAGTAGTTATTTAACGTTGTCTTGAAGGTATCTTTACGATTATGTTCGTTACACGATTATGTATACAAGTTTGCGCCAAAAAACCGCAGTTTTTACCCAACTATTTTATTACAAATTCGTAATACTCCAGACCGCAATTAACTGTGTACAAACACGGTAATTCGTAGTATAATGTATATAAGGTTATACACAAGGAAAAAAAATATGATACAATTAATGGGATGGGTAGTCGCCATCGTAGGCTTAGCAGCGCTTGGACATCTTATATCCCAACTCGCAAAAGCTACATGGGATGTAATGATTGCTGGATTCAGAGGTGCTTTCGGGCTCATGGTACTTCCAGCATTGATGATTATAGTCGCGATTATGTTCTTCCATCGTCGTAAGGTCAATTACGATACGTCTGAATCATGGGATGTGGTATACCGCTTTCTTGTGATTACAATGCAACTTGCATTATGCATACTTTTAATTATGGTAGGAACCGCGATAATCACAGGATTCCAGTCGGGTGAATACGTACTTTGTTTCCAGGATCCAACAACTCCCGGCAGAGAGGTGCTTATGAAAGACGAATTTGGTAAGCCGTTTTGTATGAAAGACTGGAGAGGCTAATTAACTGTGTACATTACTTTAAGAACGTGTTATAATAATATTATGATGAACACTTACATACATGGATCACAATATGGCACGATCTAAAAAGAAGCCTGAGCACTACGTCGATAACGCTAAGTTTACCCAAGCAGTCCATGAGTACGTTATGGCCTGCCGCGAAGCTGAAGAGTGTGGTGAAGACGTACCACCTGTCACTAACTATATCGGTGAGTGTTTTTACAAGATTGCAACCGGACTAACATACACTCGTAAATTTATACGTCGTACCTACAAAGAAGAACTGGCGATGGATGCGATTGAAGACTGTCTCAAGCGTATACGTAATTACAATATCGATGCATCAACACGTACTGGTAAACCAAATGCGTTTGCGTACTTTACCCAGATTTGTTATTACTCGTTCCTTCGTACCGTTGAACGTCATAACAAAGAGTTACGTAAGAAGCTTCGGTTTATCGAGAAGACCGCAATCGAGATTGGTGCATCAACTGAGTACGGTGACACTAACAAAGTCCTAGAATATCTTGACGAGGTACGAGCTCCATGGGAGAACGCAGTACCACAGCCAAAAAAAGAAGAACCAAAACCTAAGGTTGAAAAGGCCAAAGGTCTGGAGAAGTTTGCCAAATGACACGTGTTGCTATTCTCAACGATACTCATGCCGGTGCTCGTAACTCGTCGGGTATCTTTATCGGCTATCAAGAGCGTTTCTATACTGACATATTCTTTCCGTACCTTCGTGAACACGGTATCGATCGTATCCTACACCTCGGTGACTACTATGAACATCGTAAGTTTGTAAACTTCAAGGTCCTAAATGCTAATCGTACTCACTTCCTTGAGAAGTTGCGTGAGTACAATATTACTATGGACATAATTCCAGGTAACCATGACGTCACGTATCGTAATACAAACGACCTATGTTCCCTCAGTGAGCTGATGATTGGCTTTGACGATGTGGTTAATATTCACATGAAGCCAACCGAACTGAAGTTTAGTGAGACCGATCAGAAGATCCTTATGCTTCCATGGATCAACAGTGAGAATGAACACTATACCCTCAAATGTATCGAACAAACCGATGCCAAGATCTGTTTAGGTCACTTCGAGTTCTGTGGCTTCGAGATGTATCGTGGTGCTATCTGTCATGAAGGTATGGATATGAAGCCATTCGGCAAGTTTGACTCGGTGTACTCTGGTCACTTCCATACGAAGTCGTCTAATGGTCATATCATGTACCTCGGATCGCAAATGGAATTCACCTGGGCTGACTGTGAGGACCCTAAGTACTTCCACATTCTTGACCTTGAAGACGGTCAATTGACAGCAGTAAATAATCCACTCACGTTGTTTACCAAAGTAACCTATGACGACGAATCCTTCGAATATGCTGACTTTGACTATAGTATCTTCGATAGACAGTTCGTCAAGGTTGTGGTTGCAAACAAAACTGATCGTCATCAGTTTGAAGACTTTATCGCCAATGTCCAGCTACGTAAGGTATACGACCTCAAAATCGTAGAGTCATTCGAAGGTGTTAAGGTGACTGATGACGACGAGTATACACATTTCGAAGAGACAAGCGAGTTGATATCACAATATGTGGATGCGATCGACACTCTACTTGATCGTGACCTACTTAAGACCCAACTAAAAGAACTATATAATGAGGCACTCCATGCAGAACAACTTTAAGTCAGGCGTCAAATATGACGGAGGAAAACCTATGATGAGTCTAGTACCGCCTAGAGCATTGCGTGAAACAGCTAAGGTCCTTACATTTGGGGCACAAAAGTATGCACCTGACAATTGGCGTAAGCTCGATAATCTACAAGGTCGTTACCTTGATGCTGCACTGCGTCATATTAACGAGTTTCAGACTGGTACAATGGTCGACGAAGAGTCGGGTTGTCCTACTCTGGCCCATGCCATTTGTGACCTCATGTTTGTCCTTGAGGATCTTCTTATGGAAGAGTCAGAGCCAAAGACCGATCGGGAGACCGACGTTAACAATACCATTATGAAGTTAAGCGAACTACTGGACGATTAATATGTCAATTGTGTTTAAGACCCTACGATGGAAGAACTTCTTATCGACAGGTGACAATTTTACCGAGATCAATTTCCTTAAGTCACCGAAGACCCTTATCGTAGGTGAAAACGGTGCTGGTAAGTCTACTATGCTTGATGCGTTGAACTATGTACTGTTCAACAAACCTCACCGTAATATTAATAAACCGCAACTTATTAACTCGATCAATGAAAAGGGTCTTGTGGTTGAGATCGAGTTTACGATCGGCCGTAATGACTATAAAGTTATTCGTGGTCATAAACCAGGTATCTTTGAGATTTATCACAACGGTAACCTCATTAATCAAGCTGCTTCGGTTCGTGATTATCAGGTCCACCTTGAACAGACCATCCTGCGCCTTAACTACAAGTCATTTAACCAAGTGGTTGTTCTTGGATCGTCATCGTTCGTTCCGTTTATGCAGTTACCTACTGGTCAGAGACGCCAGATCATCGAGAATCTACTTGATATAGATATCTTTACCAAGATGAACCAACTGCTACGTGAGTCACATAGTATTCTGAAAGAACAACATCGTGATAATACTACCAAGTTAGAGGTGATACGTAACAAGATCAATGTTCAAAAGAAGTACATTCACGACCTTGAGCAACTTAATAAAGGTCTGATTGACGAGAAGAGAGCTGAGATCGACAAACTGTTTATCGATCATGATAACTATGACGCATCAGTTGCCAAGATACAAAAGAGAGTTGATGCTGGTAACGATGAATATGTACGTCGTATGGACTCACTTCAAAACAAAATGGACGCTGAACGCAAGACGCTTTCAGGCCTCGACGGCGAAATCAAGACATCGAAGAAGACTATTAAGTTCTTTGAGCAAAACGATACGTGTCCTATCTGTACTCAAACCGTTGAGCCTGAGCTATCTAAATCTGAGATCAAACGCCACCACGATTGTATCGAAGAGTTGACTAATCAGAAGACCAACATCGGTGGTACCATTGATGTTATTGCAGGTAACATGGATAAGTTAAATGCAGTACGTACTAAGATCGTTGAAGAAGAGAACAAACTACGTAGCTATCAAGAAGAGATGCGTATCATTACTCGTCGTATCAACGGGTTGAATCAAGACATTGCTAACCTTCAAGAGAAGGGTGGTGACGTTAAAGCTGCTACTCGTGACCTTCGTGGCTATGAGGCTGATCAAGAAGACATCAACCTTGAAATACGTGACATCAATGAACAGATGAACTATAACGCTCTGAAGTTCGAGATGTTAAAAGACACCGGTATCAAGACGAAAATCATTCGTAAGTACAGACCAGTCATTAACAAACTGATCAATGAGTACTTACAAGTTCTCGACTTCTTCGTACAGTTCACTCTTGATGAGAACTTCAAGGAGATTATCAAGTCAAGACATAGAGACATATTCTCTTACTCGTCATTCTCAGAAGGTGAGAAGTCAAGAATCGATTTGGCATTACTCTTCACATGGCGACAGATTGCAGCTATGAAGAACTCGATGTCAACCAACCTACTTATCCTTGATGAGACATTCGATTCTAGTCTCGATACTGATGGCGTTGACAACCTACTCAAGATCCTTGACACTCTTGAAGAGGGTACTAACGTGTTTGTTATATCTCACAAGAAAGATATGTTAGACTCTAAGTTCCCACGTAAGCTGAACTTCAAGAAGATTAATAACTTTAGTGTCTGTTATGAGGATTAATACGTCTCAACCTGATAGGTATAAGAATAAAAATGTCACAATTGGACAATAAAATTGTCTATATTAATACAAGTGACTATCGTGATTGTATAAATAAATACAATCGGTCATTAATAGCAGATGATCGATTACTAAAAGTGTTATACCCCAACCAAGGATCGGACTCCTCCCTATATTATTACCTCACTATTGGCTGAACATTTTTATGTATCGTCCTGAATTGAACTGACATTATTGTGAATTGAAATATAACGGAGTTGACGGAAAACGATATTATCCATGGGGACCAAGCGGATAATATCCAGTGTAACACCTTTACTCGTACCGAGTCGGGAAGAGGGGACAAAAAAGGTTCCCTCTTTTTGCACTTTATGGTGTACAAACCCTCCAAAACGTGATATGATATAATTATAGTTGAATAACAATGGAGCTACTATATAATGACCCAACTATCTCAAGACGTGATCGGTGTACTTACCAACTTTGCGTCTATTAACCCAAACTTCGTATACGAGTCTGATAAACCACTCGGTACGATTTCACCTACTAAATCGATTGTCGCTCAGTATACGGGTGACGCAGAAGTCTTTCCGGTTGACTTTAGTAAGTACGGTATCTACGACCTTAACGAGTTTCTTACGGCTCTCGGCCTGGTCGGTGATAACGCCAACCTAGACTTCTCTGAAAAGTCTGTTTCGATAAATGGTGATTCTGGATCCATTGAGTACTTCTTCTCACGTCGTGAGACTCTTAACGTCTCTGTTGTATCGATCACAATGCCAGGTGAAGAACTTAAGTTCAACATCACACAGGCCGAGCTCGGCCAACTGAAAAAGGCATCATCTGTATTTGGTCACAAGAAGGTACAAATCTCATCGACTGACGGTGTCGTCACTGCTCGGGTCTGCGATCCAGCAAACGCTACTGCAGCATCGTTCTCTCTGACTATCGAAGGTGCAACTCAAACCGAAGACGTTAAGTTCGTCCTCGATATTGATAACCTCAAGTTGGTAAAAGGTGACTATGAAGTGACTTATGCAAAGGCAGGTATTACACTCTTCGATAACGCAGCTGAAAACATGCGTTACTGGATTGCTGTTGAACGATAAACCTCTCTTTGTGAAAGACACATATAATGATGAATGAACTATGGGTCGAGCGGTATCGCCCGGCAACCGTCGCTGACACTATCCTCCCAGCGGCCCTAAAGAAAACGTTCCAAGGCATGGTCAACAATGGCGAGATCCCTAACATGATCTTGTCAGGCTCTGCGGGTCTAGGTAAAACTACTTTGGCCCGTGCCTTGTGCAACGAACTCAACCTTGACTATATCTTTATCAACGGATCCGATGAACGTAATATCGAAACACTCCGTAACAAGATACGTCAATTTGCATCCACCGTTTCTCTGGCCGGTGGTATGAAGGTCGTCATCCTTGATGAGGCCGATTATCTAAACCCACAGTCAACTCAACCAGCCCTTCGTGGTTTTATGGAAGAGTTCCACAACAACTGTCGGTTTATTCTTACGTGTAACTTTAAGAACAAGATCATTGACCCACTCCACTCTCGGTGTGCAGTCTATGACTTTACGTATGACAGTAAGGGTCTTCCTCAGCTGTGCGCGCAGTTCTTTAAGCGTCTGACAAATGTCCTCGATGAGAACACAATTCCATATGACAAGAAGACTGTCGCTGCTCTGATTCAGAAGCACGCACCTGACTGGCGACGTTGCCTTAACGAATGCCAAAGGTACTCTGCATCCGGTCAGATCGATGAGGGTATCCTTGCCAACATGGAACTTGAGAACTTCGAGGTGCTCATCAACGCACTCCGTACCAAACAGTTTAAGACCATGCGTAAGTGGGTGTCTCAAAACATCGACCTCAGCCCTGTGACTGTGATGCGTAAGCTGTATGATACCATGAGTACGTACGTTGAGCCTGAGTCAACACCACAACTGATTCTCATATTGGCTGAGTATGATTACAAAAATGCCTTTGTGGCTGATCACGAACTCAACTTGGTGGCTTGTCTCACTGAAGTTATGGGTGGTATCAAATGGAAGTAAGAAATATTATTCTAATATTATGTCAAAACTGTGTAGAAAGGCGACTGACAATGTTGTCAGCTGAGTAAAAATATGTTATTTGATTACTTAAATAATATAAATAATGGTAATGGGGATATTATGTCCACGGCTGATGACGAGAAAGCATACTCTGCTTTTATGGTCAACCGCGGTTTATCTTATTTCCCAGACACGGTTCTACATGCTAATTTGATGAATATACACCACCATACCGACAGTCGGTTACAGTATGACTTTTTGAGGTCCTCGATCAGAAAGAAAAAGAGATATTCAAAGTGGTTCAAGAGCAGTGAAGATCAAACGTTGACGGTTATAACTGAATACTATAACTGTTCAATGCAAAAAGCTAAGGAGTATAGCAATATACTATCAGACGAAGACATAAAGGCCATTTCAGAGATGATCGATCGGGGTGGCTTTAGTCGTAAGAAAGCAAAAAAAAATGATCGACGATCGAATTGAATGGTCCCCCAAGGACATGTTAGAGATTACTCTGAACGAACCCGATGACTTCCTCAAAGTAAAAGAGACCCTCACTCGGATTGGCATATCATCTAAAAATACGCGTAAGCTGTATCAATCATGCCATATCTTACATAAACAGGGACGATATTTTATTTGTCACTTTAAGGAACTTTTCATGCTAGATGGGAAGTCTGCAAACTTCTCGGAAGAAGATCTGTTCCGGCGTAACACAATCGCTACTTTGTTAGCTGATTGGGGCCTATGTGAGTTAATGAATGGGTATCCTGCGAAGGATGAGCGAGCGCCTATGCGTTCAATCAAAATTATATCACATAAAGCTAAGCGAGACTGGGAACTAGTTCCAAAGTATCGTATTGGTAATTCGTAATATAATATCATCGAAGTGACTCGTCAGAGTAAGGGGTCAGGGATTCGTCCTTGACCTCAACACCTTTTTGTAAAAGGTATTGGAGTGTGCAAATTAACTGTGTACAATAACGTAGATGTGTGATACTATAAACTATATGATGAAAAAGGTAATCTATGTCCAATGAGTTCTATACATCCGTAGTTCGTTACGGTAAAAATATCCTATACCGTGGTTACAAGAATGGTCTTCGTGTTCAGGAGAAGATTCCGTTCAAGCCGCATCTTTATATGCCAAGCATCAAAGGCGATACTATGGCCCTCGATGGCCGTAAGGTTGCTCGTGTCGACTTCAACAGTATGACCGAAGCCCGTGACTATATCAAACAGTATTCCAACATACCAAACGCGCAGATCTACGGCACGCAAGACTTTGGTGCTCAGTTTATCAACGAGAAGTTTCCGGGTGATCGTGTCGAGTTTAACCCCGACCTTGTCAACATCATGTACTTCGACATCGAGGTGTATTCAACCGACGGATTCCCACATCCTGAAGAGGCTGCTCACCCTATCGATGCTGTATGTTTCAAGTCATCACGGTCTGGCATGTACAGTCTCTTCACTACAGTCGAAGGTCCTGTCGAGATGGAGCCTCTCCTTGAGAAAGGTATCGAACGTGGTAATATTCACGTACGTAAGTTTGACTCAGAATACCTCATGTTGTCGGCCATACTTCGTTGGTGGAACGAGGAACAAAACAGTCCGGATATTATTACCGGATGGAACATCGAAGGTTTTGACGTACCATACTTCATCAACCGTACTGCTAAGATCCTTGGCTCAGAACGCGTTAAAGACTGGTCACCTTGGGGTCTAGTCCGTGAGAAAGAGGTTGAGTTTCGAGGTCGTAAGCAAACATTCTATACAATCGACGGTATTGCCCAGGTCGACTATATGAAGGCCTTCATTAAGTTTGGTTACTCATATGGTTCACAGGAGTCATATCGTCTCGATCACATTGCCTCGGTTGTACTTGGTGAGAATAAACTTGACTATGATGCTCAAGCCGGTCTTCATGGTCTACGTGACCAAGATCCTGCTCGTTACCTTGCATACAACATCAAGGATACGTGGCTCGTCGAGAAGCTCGAGGATAAGATGGGCCTGATCGACCTCGTCATGACCACCGCATACAAAGCCGGGGTAAACTATATCGACTGTTTCGGTACGACTCGTATATGGGATACTATCATCTATCGTAAGCTGGCTCAACGTAATGTTGTTGTACCTCCGTCGAAAGAGAACGTCAAGGCCTCGTTTGCGGGTGGTTACGTCAAACCTCCTCAGGTCGGTATGCACGACTGGGTTACCTCATACGACCTTAACTCTCTATATCCTAACATCATTGTCCAGTGGAACATGTCGCCTGAGACTATCATCGATGGTATGTATGGTGACCTTAATCCTGATATCTGCCTTGATCCTGAGTTCAAGGTTGATAGTCAGTATTGTGTCGCTGCCAATGGTGCTCAGTTCCGCCGTGATAAACAAGGCATCATTCCTGAGATTATTATTGACTACTATGCCGAACGTAAGGCCATCAAAAAGCAGATGCTCGAGGCACAGCAGGCCAAAGAGTCGTGTGACAAAGGCGATCTGTACAAGATGGAAAAGCGTGTTGCCCGACTTAATAACGCACAGATGACTGTCAAGATTCTACTCAACTCTCTTTATGGTGCTATGTCGAACCGATACTTCCGTTACTTTGATCTACGTATCGCCGAGGGTATCACACTGTCTGGCCAGTTGGCTATTCGTCAGTCCGAGCAGTCTATCAATAATATCCTTCAGAAAGGTTTTAACGACGACAAAGACCGCGTCATTGCTATCGATACTGACTCTAACTATGTCAACCTTTCTGACTTTATTACGCCGAAGGTTAAGGATCCTATTACATATCTTGACAAGGTATCCGAGACAGTTATCATTCCAGCTATCGTCAAGGGTTACGACCGCCTCTTTAATCAACTTAACTGCTATGTCCCGCGTCTTGTTATGGAACGTGAGGTCATTGCGGACAAAGGTTTCTGGACTGCTAAGAAGCGATACGTCCTCAATGTCCACAACTCCGAAGGTGTTCAGTACGCACAGCCTAAGCTCAAGATCATGGGTATCGAGGCAGTTAAGTCTTCAACACCTCAAGTGTGTCGTGGTTGGCTTAAGAACTCTTTCAAGGTAATTATCGAGGAGGGTGAGACTGCCCTTCAAGATTACATTCAAGCACGTCGAGATGAGTATATGGCTCTTCCACCCGAAGAACTTGCCGCTCCTCGTGGCGTCTCTGAGATCCGTAAATATATGACACGTGATGGCGGTTACAAGAAAGGTACTCCTCAGAACTCACGTGCCGCCATCGTGTATAACAACCTGATCAAGACCAAAGGCCTCGAGAAACAACATGAGCTTATTGGCGACGGTGACAAACTTAAATACCTCTACCTTCGTATGCCAAATCCAACTCACGGTAACGTTGTCGGTTTCCCCGCCTTCCTTCCGCGTGAACTCGAACTTGAAGACTATATCGACTACGACACTCAGTTCCAGAAGACCTTTGTTGATGTTCTAGTTCCTATCGTCGATGCTCTTGGTTGGTCTATCGAAAAGAGCTCATCCCTCGAAGACTTTTTTGTATAAGCTATAAATAATTATCATAAGGATATACTATGAAACCAATGAATCAAGATCCCAACTTCTTCACAAAATCCTCAGATTGGGTGTCGAATATTAATTATATGCATCGCCACTATGGTGTCCATCAGGCTACTGAGTCATTTGATTCTGAAAAGCTACGGGCATTACTTGACTTCCGCGTACGGTTTATCGAAGAAGAGTTTACCGAGTTGGTCAAGGCCTCAGATACTGGTGACTCAGAAGAGGTGGTTGACGCTTTGATAGACCTTTGTGTTGTGGCGATCGGTACACTTGATATCTTCGGTGTTAATGCCGACGAAGCGTGGCAGCAGGTTAACAACGCCAATATGGCCAAAGAGGTCGGTGTCAAAGAGTCAAGGCCTAACCCACTTGGTCTACCTGACCTCGTAAAACCTGAAGGCTGGACTGCACCATGTCACGAAGGTAACCATGGTCGCCTACCTGAGATTGGTCCACGTGAAAATGACGTTGGTCAAGGTGAACTATTTTAGTTGCAAAAAATGTAAAAAAAATGCGAAAGGGCTATGTACAACGTGGCCCTTTTGTAGTATACTGTATATATGATAAACAAAAGTGAACGACAGTATGAATCAGATATCCAGTCCGCTGGTGATCAGATTCGAATCGAGGGACTTGTCAGCGGTAGCGCCAAGTACGTCGAAGTGTGTGATGAGTACAATGTTTCGGCTGAAGATGTTGAGTCGTATATCTTAGATAGTGAATGCACATATGCACAATGGTTTGATGGAGTATAATATGAGTAAGATAATTTTAACTGACTGTGATGGCGTCATCCTTGATTGGGCCCCAGCGTTTATGAGCTGGATGCGTGACCGCGGTTACGTGGCTGTGAGTAGTGCAGATTCGTACTATAATATTCATGACAAGTTCGGCATCGACCGGGCTGAAGCCAAGAAGCTTGTTAACTACTTTAATCAGTCTGCTCGTGTTGGGTATATCGACGCTCTTCGTGATTCTGTTTATTACGTCAAACTTCTTCACGAAAAGCACGGTTATACGTTCCATGCTATCACGAGTATGCATACCGATCCATATGCTCAAAAGCTACGTATCATGAACCTCAAAGCATTGTTTGGTGAAAATACATTCTCACGATTTACAATCCTTGGTTGTGGTGATGATAAAGACGAAGCCCTTGAACCATACCGTGGCACCAACTACTGGTGGATCGAAGATAAACCTGAAAATGCCACAGCTGGTACTGCGGTAGGCCTTCGTAGTATCCTTGTTGACCATCCACACAATCAGGATTATCGTGACTGCCCACGTGCATTCGATTGGGAAGACATTTATGAACTCGTCTACTATGGTGTGTAATGGAAAATCTACTTTATGGACCAGC